CGCCGATGGTGTTATGCCAAATGTTGTTATTGAAAACCCAACACCAGCTGCTACTGAAAATGCAACTCTATCACTGGATATTATTAAGAACATTGATTCCAGCAATCAGAAGCTGGCAGATGTATTTAGCGCAACTATGCGCGATATCAAGAATGTTAATGTCAGTGACTCTACGTTTTCAACTAGAGATGAGCTGGCAACATTGCAAAGCAAGCCGGTATTAACATCATATCCAGACTCTTCAAGATCATTGGTCGGTGATGAGTCTGACCTGGTATCAGTGCTTAAACGCACTAAAAATTCAAATCCATTTAGCAGGGATGTTAACGCTGCTGGCAATGTTACCGTCAACATCATCGGTGCTCCACAACAGCCAAAAGTGCAGCAGCGTAATGATGGCAACGGAAATTTCAGTATCGATGTAATTTTTGACAGCATTAAATCTGCCTTTACCAAAGATATTCGCAGTGAGGGCCAGTTTGCCCAGGTGCTGCAAAACCAGTACGGGCTTAATCGTGCAGCGGGGGCTAGGTAATGGCGATCTGGCCAGCAACGCTACCGGTACCAACTTTAACAGGTTACCAAGGTGACTCTGGCGCTAATGTACAGCGCACAGACTTTGATGCAGGCCCAGCGCGGCAGCGGTTGCGCTATGGCGATGCGCCAGATGATGTCAGTGCAAATTGGCGCTTTAGTCCTGCCGAAATGGTTATTTTCAGAGCGTTCTGGAAAATCGATATTAACAAGGGTACAGATTGGTTTGTGATGGAGCTGGATATTGGCGATGGCTTTATGGATTACGAGGTTCGCATGCAGGCTGGTAAATATCAATATCAGCCGTTACCTGGCATGAACTGGCAAGTAAACACAAAGCTTGAAGTGCGGACGATTTAGAAAGGTAAATTATGGCTGAGAACATTCAATTACCGGCATCAGCCGGAAGTAAAAAAGTAGATACCTTTATTCGTACTGAAGGTGCAGATGAAGTGCATATGCAGGCAATGGTACCGGTGGATCCTGTAACCGGTGAGCCAAATGCAGCTACGCAGGCAACACTTGCTCAGCTTACCGAGATTAATGAAACCCTGCTGGTTTTACTTGGAAGCATTCTTGAAAAATTGCCAAGAATTAATGCGAATGACCGTGTTTTCGTTGAGCTTAGTGAATCCAGCACCTTACCAGCCATCGCAACAATTAACGACTTATTGCGGATGCAGGGATTTGGTACGGTTACGGTTAACGTCACAAAGGTGGCAGACGGAATACCTACGCATGCGGCAAATGCAGGCGCAATGCACATTTACAACAATATTTTAGTGAGCTAAATCATGCCAACAACTGTAAATTTAAGAAAACTTCTGCACCGTAAAAGCGCGGAATACTGCAACCCAAACCTTGCTGGCAATACTATTGCTGGCGGTTTCTTTGTGTCCGATAAATCAAACTTGATTCCTAATCATGACATTGCCTATTACATTGGCGGTGTCTCTGCAATTTGGAACTATAACGCTGATCAGGACGGCTGGTTACAGATGCCTAACTCTGGCATTGCAGGTACATTCGGCGCTGGTTCTTGCGGTGAGTTCAGGGCGCTATCTGCACCTGGCGGCGTATTTACACAAACGGCATCAGCTGGCGGTACAACAACAACCATCCCAACGGCATTAACGTTTACCAGAGATTTGGCAGGCTGCGAAATCTGTGTTATTGCCGGTACTGGCGTTGGTTATTATGGAACCATCAAAGGTAATACATTAGGTGCCAACTCCATCATTACGCTCAATACCGCCAACGGCGTTGCGTTTGATGCAACAACACAGTTCCAGATTTATGGCGGGTCATTATGGTTCTTTAATGCCGGTGCCGGTGCGGTTGGTTTTTCTGTATATGATCGCGCAACCAATACCTGGACAGCAAGAAGCGTAGCTGGTTTGCCAACTACTTGGGGTACAGATGGCCAGCTTGTTTCAACTGGTGGTCGCGCTTCTAACAATGGTGCCGGGTTTGTAAATGGCACAGCAACAGCTGGCGCTGCCACAACGCTTACCACTAATAAGACATTCCTGCTTAACCAGTGGGCAAACTACCAGGTGCGCATCAAAACCGGTACGGGTGCTGGGCAAATTCGCAAGATTGCATCAAACACCGCTGGCGCGAATGGTGTGTTGACCGTATCTGCGGCATGGACAGTTAACCCAGATGCAACCAGTACTTACGTGATTGAGGGTGATGATGATGTGTTTTACCTGCTGGGTAATAACGCGGTCACACTTTATAAATTCACGGTATCAACCAATGCATGGGCGACTTTAGCACCTGGTGCAGCTCGTGCTGCTGCAATGGCTGCTGGAGGTACTGCCGATTGGATAGATGCTGTACAAGATGCGCAATGGGCGACTGACCAATCTTATGCTAATCACTATACAACCGTGATAGTCAAACAAAATGGTCGCTATATCTACTCATTCAGGGGTGGTGCCACCAACGTACTTGATGTTTACGATATTGCTGCCAATACCTGGATTTCAGGCGTTGCCTATAGCCAGCAAACTGAGACATTCACGGCAGGATCATGCTCTGTTGATATTAATGGCCAGATCTATATTCAAAAAGAAGCTACCGGGCGTATCTTTAAATTTGATGTTGCCAAGAATTTGCTAGAGCCATTTACCGTTAACCCGGTGCCGCAAGGTGCAGTATTGGCTGGCGACAAAATGATCATCCAGACTTATACGGATGGCGGTACAACTATTAACTACTTGTACACGCTCGGCCATACACGTGCTGAATTGACACGATTCCTGATTATTTAAGCCATGAGCCTACTCACCGACCTTTTACCATCTTGGGATGGGGATAGACTCCAGCAGGCTATCAAAGAGGCTTACGCCAGCGCACCAGCTGGCGTGGCAATTATAGATACGCTTGAGTTCAGGCACCCGAATTTTGTAGATGATTTTGGTGCAAATACTGCTATCAGGGTCGTGCTTGGCCATAAAAACCTTGTAGCCAGACTTGAGGATGCTGCACCGTTAGAGCCAGGTGCTTATGTGACATTTATTCCGATGGCATTTGATCTTGATCTGCCGAATATCGAAAACATTGCCATGCCTGAAATAGGCATATCGATTGATAACGTCAGCCGCGAGATCGAGGATAACCTGCGTATTGCCTCTGCATCACCTTACCCAATTGAGGTGACTTATCGGCCATATCTGCAAGAAGATCTTACAAACCCGATGATGATACCGCCACTGACCATGACGCTCAGCTCAGCTGAAGCAGATGATTTTAAAATTACGGCGCGTGCAGGTTACGGTAATGCTGCCAACACGTTGGTGCCTCGTGAAAACTACACCACAGCAAGATTTCCGGGGTTAAGGCGATGATGGCAGCAAACAATAGCCAGCACTGGGCGTTAAATTATTTCGGCAAACCTTGGGTAAGCGGTGCGCAAGGGCCAGATGCATTCGATTGCTGGTCATTGGTACGCACAGTGCAGAAAGATATTTTCGGGCGTGACTTACCCATAGTCATGGTCAATGGGCTGGATAGCGCTGCTGTAATTAATGCATTCAGCAACCCGGATGCATATTCAGACTGGCAGCAGGTAGAGGTGCCGGTTGAAGGTGATTGTGTAATTACAAAATCTACACCCGATACACCAGAGCATGTAGGCATATGGATTGATGTAGATGGTGGCCGTATCTTGCAAGCAGTGTATGGCAGCGGCGTGGTTATTACCAGCTTGCAGGCAACGCGCAAAACGATTGGGCAGCATATCGAGTTTTGGAGATATAGAGACTAATGCAAGCCGTTGTCATCACCATAAGTAATCCATTCAATCCGCATGCCAATAAGAAGGTAGATAATTTCTATCGGCCACGCCGGTTAGATAAGCTGGCACCCAAGACAGATCTGCCATTTATATGCGTACTGAATGGCGTTCCTTTGCTTAAAAAAGAATATCGCTATACGTTAAAAGATGGCGATGTTGCTGTGTTTATAACGCGTCCGCAAGGCGGTGGCGGTGGCGGATCCAACCCGACTAAAATTGTACTGGCTATCGGGTTATCAATTGCCGCGCCTTATGCAGCTGTTGGCATTTTAGGTGAAGCTGCTGGTACAGTTGGGGCGCTGACAACTTTAGGGTCTATTGCATCAGGCGTAATCGGTTTTGTCGGTAATGCCCTGATTAATATTGCACTTGCACCTAACAACCAGCCTAGCTCAATCAAGCAACAGCAGGCAGCATCTGCATCACCAACTTATAACTTACAGTCGCAAGGTAATCGTATTCGTCCGGGTGACCCAATACCTGATTGTTATGGCCGTCATATTCACTTTCCTGATTTATGCGCAGACCCATACGCAGAATATGCAGGCAATGAGCAGTATCTTTATCAACAATTCTGCCTTGGCCAAGGTGAATATGATATTGAGCAGATCCGCATTGGTGATACGCCAATTGAAAACTTCCCTGAGATTGAAATTGAAATAGTTCAGCCTTATCAGCGCGGTACCTTATTTCCAAGCATTGTAGAAACCACCGGTGAGGTATCAGGCCAAGAGGCTATTTACAATGATCCGCTGGGGCCTTTCCCGGCATCTAGCCCAGGTATTACGATCAGCTCTATTGCTGTTGATATTGTTTGCCCACGCGGTTTGTTCTATGCGAATGATGAAGGCGGTCTTAACGGCATGAGCACCACCGTTAAAATAGAATCAAGGCCCATTGATAATGCCGGTGCAGCTATTGCACCAGGTACATGGACTACGCTAGGCACAGAAATACTTACCGCTGCTGATAGTACCCCGATACGCAAAAGCTACCGCTACTCAGTAGCTGAAGCGCGTTATGAAGTAAAAGTAACGCGACTTGACGTTAAAAATACCAATTCTCGTTCTGGCCATGAGGTTGTATGGTCTTCATTACGTGGTTATTGTTCATCGCAGCTAGATTACGGCGGAATCACCATATTAAACATGCGTGCCCGTGCCACTAACAATCTGAGCGCACAATCCAGCCGTGAAGTTAACTTGATTAAAACGCGCAAGCTGCCAATCTGGAACGGCAATACATGGAGTGCACCAACGGCCACACGCAACCCAGCATGGGCCGCACTTAATGTATTGCGTGCAAGTTACTCAGGCGGTGTTGATGATTCACATATCGACCTTGCCGGGTTTTTAGAGCATTCCAAAACATGGGATGCCAGAGGTGACCGCTTTGATGGCCTGTTTGATAGTCAGCAGGTATTGTTTGAAGCCGTAAACGTGGTCGCTCGCGTTGGTCGTGCCAAGGTATACCAACAGGGTGGCGTTTGGTATTGCTGGAGAGATCAACCGCAAACACTGCCTGTGGCAATGTTCAATATGCGCAATATTGTGCGCGGATCTGTAAAAACACAATTTCTGTTGCCTGCTGAAAACAATGCAGATGCTGTTGAAATTACCTATCTTGATGAAGCCACCTGGACAGAGCAAACCGTGCTTTGTAAGTTGCCAGATAGCAACGCATTACAGCCAGTAAAAGAGACCTTATTTGGCGTTACCAACCGTGAACAAGCATGGCGCGAAGGCATGTTTATGGTGGCACAAAATCGCTATCGCCGCAGCCCGGCAACATTCACTACCGAGATGGAAGGCTTTATCCCCACCTATGGCAACCTGATCTCAATGGCGCATGATCGCGCCAATTGGGGTCAAAGTGGTGACCTGGTTGAATACGATGATGCTACAAAAACAGTGCGCACCAGTGAGCCTTTAGACTTCAGTGGTGCCGGTACGCATTATTTCCGCTTCCGTAAGGCTGATGGCAGCTATGATGGGCCTTATGTCGCAACCGCCGGGGTTGATGCTTACCATGCAGTTCTTGAAAAAGAGCTGAGTTTTGTGCCATATCTTGATACCAGTCGTGAAAATACATCCTACAGTTTTGGCAATAGCAGTACGCATGGCCGTACTGCACTGATTACCGGATTACGTCCACGCGGCTTGAACCGTGTGGAAATTCAAACTATCAATGAAGATCCTGCTGTACATACAGCCGATATTGGTACAGCTCCAGCACCATCATCACAGTGGAATTTACCAGCACGCATTCATAGACCATCTGTTACAGAATTAACAGTAAATCTATCAGGCAGCGCAACGGCACCTTTGCTTTCAGTTTCATGGCCAGCAGCTGCCGGTGCTGATAGTTATCTGGTTGATGTTTCATATGATGGTGGCAGCTCATGGGTGCGTATGAGTGAGCCAACGGTAAGTCAGGCAGTTTTCCCTATTCGTCGCGGTACAGTAAGTGTTCGGGTTGCAGCGCTTGGGTTAGCGCGTGGTGACTGGATTGAATATACCGGAAACCCATTTCTGGCTGCACCACCTGATGTTTCAACTTTGCTGGTAACTCGCCAGAGTGATGGCACTCGTCAGTTTGATTGGACATTGCCAGGAGCGCCACCGCCTGACTTGGCTGGCTATCAAATAAGATATCGTCTAGGCAATAACGTTGCATGGGGATGGAGTGATTTAAACCCACTACATGATGGTTTGCTGACATCCAGTCCTTGGGAGACAAACCAGCTGGATGCTGGCAACTATACCTTTGCAATTAAAGCCTTTGATGATTCAAAAATAGAATCATTAAATGCCAGGTTTGTAATTGCTGATTTAGGTGATCAGAGGCTGGCTGGAGTATTGGTAAATATTGTGCCGCATACTCAAGGCTGGCCTGGAACCAAAACAAAATGTCACATTGAATCAAGTGCGCTCGTTGCAAACGACACTCAGACATGGGCGGATCACACGACATGGAACGCATGGAACCGTTGGGTTTCGGTGCCTGAATCAACGATTGAATATGAGCATACCGTTATTGATATTGGCGGTGTAATCGCATTTATGCCGCAAGTAGATATGGTAAGTATCGGTACCGTAACTATCACGGAAAGCCATTCTAACGACAACGTAACCTATTCAGCTTATGCACCTATTGGCAGCATGGTTACTGCACGCTATATCAAGATAAAAACTTCAGTAACAGGCGCTACGATCCCCACGATTAACAGCATCAACATCAAGATCGCAGCTGAAAGCCTTAGCGAAGAAATTAACGACATAGATACATCGCTGCTTGCAGGTAGTTACCGTATTGGGATTGGCGATATACGCCTGCCGGTTGCAAAGGCATACCAGCTAATTTCTCAGGTGCAAGTCACCCTGCAAAACGTTGGCCCAGGCTGGAGTTATGAGCTGATTGATAAAAACTCAGCCATTGGGCCGCGCATAAAAATATATAACGCAAGCAATGCATTGGCCGATGCCAGCATTGATGCATTTATCAGAGGAGCATAAGCATGGCTTGGCCAACAGTAACCATAATCACCACGCAGATGGATGCAGGAACCGATGACGCAAGCCAGGCGCGTGATCAGATTAAACAGATGGCGGATAACGTCAATGCCATTAAAGACGCAAGAGGCAATGCCAGTGGTATTGCGCCACTAGATCTTAGTAGCTTGGTTCCAATTGCTAATATCCCGGTAATACCTGCCAACAAAGGCGGTAGTGGTCAAACTGGATATGCAGTGGGTGATGTTTTATACGCAAATACTACGACTACGCTTGCAAAATTAAGCCCTGGCACCGCAGGCTATGCACTCACCAGCAATGGTGCTGGCAATGCTCCAAGCTATCAGCAGGTGGGTGGTTTTGCACCTGGTACACGTATGAGCTTCAATCAGGACACAGCACCAACAGGATGGACAAAAGATACTTCAGCAGCGCTGAACGACAGCATTATGCGTATTGTGACAGGTGCGGTTGGTGTAGGTGGGTCAAATGCGTTCAGTACGTTTAACGGGCAAACCAGCGTTGGCGCAACAACATTATCTGCTGCGCAAATTCCTACATTACCTCTTGAATACTATGCTTATTTAAGCGGTGGTAGTTTTTCGTCTAGAGGCAAATTTAACCCAAGGGCACAATTTGGTGCTTCTATTACAAATGACTACAACACGCTTGGATGGATTGAGACTGCAATGACTTCCGCAGACGGAAACTCACGTGTTAAAGGTGGCGGAGGTTCCCATACTCACCCCATCACAACGGATATCAAATACAACGACTTCATAATAGCGACTAAGGACTAATCATGGCTAAAGATACAAAAATAATCTGCCCGATGATGGGTGGTGAACCCTGTGTAGAAGATGGCGCAATCCGCAACGGCGAGCTTGTGAAATGCCGGTTCTGGGTGAATGTAATGGGTAAAAACCCACAAACAGGGGAAACTATTAATAACGGCGACTGCGCGATAGCATGGACTCCGGTATTACTGATTGAAAACAGCAAGGTAAACCGAGAGACAGGTGCGGCAGTAGAAAGCATGCGTAATGAAAACGTAACTACCGGCCAGCAAGTTGTTAATGCGCTGATCCAGGTATCCGGTAATAACAACCCTCAATTAATAAGGAACGTGTCATGAAAGTAACTATCATTCCTGTCGATGGCATGATTAGCATTGACGGTGAGTTTCGTGCCATTGATCTATCTGGTATCGATGCAAGCGTGCATGCGGTGCAATATGACACCGGTGCGAATACTGGACATATTGAATTTGTTGATGCGTCTAAACCGAATATGGGCCTAGGCAAAGCAAAGTTTGACAAGCTATTTTACCCATATATTCAAAAATGGAAGGCTCAAGGCTCCATTCCAGAAAGAACGCTGGAGCAAGTAAAAATAGACCAGCGGCAGCAGATCAACTCTAAGCGCGACACGCTTGAGCAATCTGGCTTTCCATACCTGGGGAAAAACATAGACTCCAACCCGGTCAGCGTGCAGCGCATTACGGTATCAGTGCAGGCAGCTCAGGCGGCAATTTCAGCCAGCCAGCCATTCAGCGTTAACTGGACTTGTCAGGATAACGAAATATTAATTCTTGATGCGGCGCAAATGCTCGGTATGCCAGTAGCACTGGCTACATATGCAAACACTATTCATCAGCATGCCATAGAGAAAAAAGCATTGATTGATGCCGCAACTACGGTTGCTGAAGTTGAAGCCATTACCTGGTAATGAAACGCTATCTGTTCAACCTGTTAATAGCGATTGACCAGTTATTCAATACGCTGTTTTTAGGTGACCCAGATGAAACAATATCTAGCCGCGCCGGTAAATATGCTGCTAGAGGTCGCGGATGGTTCCCATGCCAGTTATGCAAACTACTTAACTGGATAGAGAAAGATCATTGCATTAAAAGCATTGAGCCTGATGAGGGCGAAAAAGTATAGATAAAAAACAGGGCGAGTGCCTTAATTTATGCGTTAAATATTATCTAATTTTATAAGTTATTAACGTATTGATGATTTAACGGTTTGTGCCAAATTAACCGTAAAACTTCTTAATTATTTAGTGCCAAATCAAATGAAAATTAGTGCCAAATCTCGCGGCGCGTTACAAACAATCACATTGCAAAAGAAAAAGGCCAACATTGCTGTCAGCCTTATCTATTTTGGTGG